GGTATATGGACCTATAAAGTTTTTAAATATCTTGCACCATACTTCTATGAAATCCTCACTCTCAATATCGCCTTTATATTTCTTATCAAAAAATTTTGATACATCCTCTCTTAATCTGTTTGCCGGGCCAAAGATGTTTATATCCAAACTTTCAAAAGCGTCTATATCCGCCATATTAGGGTTATCAGTTTCCGCCCCGTACCACTTCATAGCAAGGGCTACGGCTGCCGATAACACTTGGCCCGCTACAGCAATAGATGTAAAAGGCCCGAGTATTGACGCCTTTAGTTGATCTTCGTCATCCCACGCGAAACCGTTGGCAACAAACTGCACAAGATTAGGTAATATAAAGTGCATAATTACAACCGTCTTAGCGGCCTTCATAATATGCGCCGGATCTTTAAAAAGTATCGCGTCCCTGACAGCATGGACTTCTGCCCTTAATTGTTTCATTTGGTCAGACATAAACATAACCATTGCTTTTTGGAGCGGGCCGCCCCTCTGCCATGAGCTTAACTGATCTATATGACCGGATTGCTGATAAGTGTCAACCGCTCTTTCAAAAGCCTCCATAGCCGCTTTGCTGTCGCCCGTCTTATCTAACGTATGTTTATACACCGCCCAGCCTCCGGCAACAATACTCCATTTATCACCTAATTGCGTAAAGAAATATAATGCCTGCCTAAAGTCCTTAAACTTAGTAATAGCCGCATATTCCTGCGAGCGGACAATATCTTTAATTTCCATATTGATAGAATTGGATCTATCCTTAAGCAAATACGATTCGCTCAATATCTTTGTTGCTTCTCTCGGATGTCTTACAAAATCCATAAAACCTTTAGCAAAATCTACGGCCGGTACTGCGTCAGAAAATACCCCTATCGCCGTAAGCTGCGTAAAAAATATTTTAGCCCTTGCGCCTAACGCCGCCGTTGTAAACAAATTACGCAATTTAGATATTGCATTCATTTCCGGCCTTGTAGATTGCACGCCGTCATTCATAATATCTTTAAGGTGCTGATCCACAATTTTTAGGAAGTCGTTGCCGTACTTATCCTTTATAATTTGCCGGATCTCATAGTTGCCGAATATGTTATTAGCGTCGGTTACAAATCCGTCCATAGCCATAAAATGCTCGCTTGTTGCAATATGTTCCTGCATAACGGCAATATCATTTAAAAAAGCTAAAGGCTTATCTGAATTTTTGCGGGAAATAAAATTACTCGGCGCCATACTTTTCTGATATGAATCCCTGTTCATCCAATCCCCCGCCCTGTCGCTGCCGTCAACCTGCCTTGAGATTGGAGAATAATAATCGTTGTACGGCATATCTATTCCGTATTTTTCCCTGTAAAATTCATTAAGCCTCTTATGATATTCCCGATAGAAATTAAATTCTGCGTCAATAAGCGCCATATCTTCCGGCGTTAAATACTCCTCCAGTAATTCCTGCGTGGATCTGTCAACTATTGTAAAATCGCGTTCACTTCTTAATTCGCCAAACAGCGTATCGAGTTCATTCCCGTTTTCTACATGCGTTTGTTTATCTTCAATATCCGCCTTAAAGGTGTACTTATTCTGTTCCCTCAAAGTTGTTTCTAAAGTCGGATCAAGCATTTCCATATACAGCTTCCGGGCCTCCGCTCTGCTCGCTTGTAATGTCTGCTTGTTTCCGTTAGCGTCCGTATATACACCGACATCCTCTATTTTTGTATCTTGTTTTACACGGTTATTAAACTCCCTCTCATTCTTGCACCCGAGCGCTTTCATGGCCATCCCCGCGAATTTATTAAAGCTGTCCATTTCCCCTTTAATGCGCGCCATTTTAGAAGGAAATACGTCAAGAATTTTTGCAAGTTTCCTATCCTTATCATGCAGACTTGCTATTTGCATAAGTCCGTCCCAACCTTCACTAATAACGTTAAACCGTCTTAGCGCCTGCCGTATTTCATTTTTAAAATCTTTTTTACGATTGCCCGTAGGTTCAACCGTTCCTATTATGGATTCTTTAGCCTCCGCAATGATTTTTTCTTTATGCTCTTTCTTTGCCTGCTCTCTAAACTCGCCGGCGATTTTACCGTCTTCCAAAAGCATTCTTATAGACCTTGCGGCATTTAATAACTCATGCGTGTTTTTCGATTTTAGTCCGCCGTAATTAAACAGTATCCTTACTGTTTCGGTTTCGTCATCTGTTAAGGCTCTTTCCCCTGCGTTATCAAAAATACTTTCTATCCGGCTTTCCGCTTGTTCCTGCGTAAGACTTGCGGCGTCCGTTATCTTATCGAGTATGCGTTGAATATCCGCGTTGAATTTACCCTCTGGTCGCTTTCCGCCTTTTTTAGGTTTTGCTTTTTTTAAAAGTTTCCCTATGTATTGTCCTAATGATTTTCTGTTATGTTCATCCTCAAGTTTCGCAATTCTGTCGAATAATGCCGGTAAGCCTTTATTGAATTTTTCGCGGGTATTCATGTCCCTTATCGTTGTTAAAAACTTGGCCTTATCCTTTGCGGGTAAACCGGAATTTTTAATAACGCCTATAGCGGAGTTTTGCACGTCCCTTATTTCGCGGCGTGTCATAACAACGCCCCGCTTAATCCCCTGCTGCATTGCTTTTAACCGGGACTTTAAAGCGCTTAACTGCGCGTTTTTATATCCGCCGGCGGTCATATCAATTTTACCGTTTTCGTCTACTATGCCCTCGCTTAATTTGGCGCGTTCCTCATTAAGACTCTGCCGCTCATTTGCAAACGTGTCCCCCTCCGTCATAGCTTTTTCTATATCGGAGTTTAACCGCTGCCTTTGTTTTTCTAATGTGCCGTTATTCTTTTTCAAATCCGATATTTGTTCACGGTTCTTTTTAAGCGTGGTTTTCATTTCCGCCCTGTCGGATTCCGTTTCGGTGTCCTTTAGTTTTTTCTGAATCTCCGTATTTTCTTTTTCGAGTTCGGAAATCTTTTGGTTATTCTCATCAATCTGACTTTCTATTTTATTTCGATTCTCACGGGCTTTATCTTCCTTTTTTTGAGCGTTCTCTATTTTCTTATCCAAATCCCTTACGCTTTTATCTAACTCGCGTTCACGGGCTTTCTGCGTGTTCTCGTTTGCTTTTTGTTCGCCTTTGGCTTTTTCTTCCTCAATCCAAATATCATTGAGCTCCTGCAATTCCTCCGCGCTTAATTTCTCTTTTTTCCCTTTTTCGGTAAGTTCCTGTTTACGCCCCTGCTTGGTTTCCTTTTGGGAAATTGCGGCGGAAGTCTTTGCAAGCTCCTCCCTTACAAGTCCCTGATAGTCTTTTTCCGTTTGGATATTTTGCTTTAGTGATTCAACATGCGCCGCCTCATCCTCCGTCAAATCTGTTATACCGTCCCATTTAGCAAGTTCTTTTTCATACTTATTCATACTTGCCTGACTTTCTTTAAGCTCCGCTTCCAATTCACTTATTTGCGCGCTGCCTTCCTCCGCTGTATCGAAAGCTATACCGCTGCCGCCTTCCTCCATTGTTACGCGTCCCTGTAAAGTAAAGTTACCGCCTGTAATCACTTCCTTACCTTCTGCATGATCTTGTAAGTTCTTAGCTATTTCTTCTTTTGTTCCGACTTCAAAATTTCCGCCTTCGTTTTTTACGCCTCCAACTTTAGCATTCATAACATCAAACGGAGTGGAAAAAGCGCCCATTAAAAGCATTGCCGCTGCTGTCTGCGGTCCTGTTTTTGTTATTATGTTTTTCCAGTCTTCTGCTGTAGGTTTAGCGCTGTCCACACTGTCCGCCTGTGCTGCTAACAGTGTCATTGCGTTATTTACAACATCCTGTATCATCTCGGTGGAAGTTTCCGCCCCGATTCTTTTGAAGTATTCCGTTGTTGCTTTCGTTAATACGGATCTAAAGGTGGCTTGCATTGCAGGGCTTTTTTTCATTCCGTCCCACAATAATTTTGCGGCGGCCTTTTTTGCTGCACCTTTAACCGGCGCCGTCATAACTCCGAAGCTTGCCGTTTCTAAAACGCCGTCTAACAGTCCCCCCGCTAAACTTGTAGCCATAGCCGTTTTATGGTCAATCCCTTTTTCCCTCATGTCAAGGTATAGGTTTCCGCCCTCTACTTCCATAGATTCCGCAAAAGTCCCTATAAGCATTCCGTTATTGACGCCCTCAATTACACCGGCTACTATACCTGCTCCGCCTCCGGCGGCTGTTCCCGCTCCGGGCGCAACAGAACCGGCAGCCGCCCCCGCCGCCATGTTTTTCCCAACTGCGACAGGTACGGTAACCGCAGACGCAACCGCACCCTTTTTCATCCCGCCCCAGTAAAAGGGCAGCATTTGGGCGGATTCACCTATTACCGTTCTGAAAGGGTTTTGCTTAAATTTAGCAAAGGAAAATTCCGGCACCTGCGTAATTCCGTACTTATTCAAAATCTCTTGATGTCTGCTAAAAGTGGCCGTCTTTGCGTCTTCAACCGACATCTTACCGAACATAACATCCCTCGCAAGCTGCGCCCTGTATTGCGTAAGATTTCCCAAATCCATTTTTACGCGTGTTTCATCCCAAATGGACGCGGGTTTTTCTGTAACGTCATAAGGTTTTAAACTGTCAAAATCCGGCTGCTGCGGATTCCTGTAACCGCTTTCGTCTACCGGCTGTAAACTCCCCCAGTCTATACTGTCATCATAGTTTTGTACTTCCCCGTTATTGCCTGTGCTGTATTCCGCTGTTCGGTTTTCGGAGGAGGCATTATAGCTTACATTTTCGTTATACTCCTCTGCCGTTTCCGGTAAAGGCGGCAAGGTATCGTTTTGTACTGATAACTGTTCTATGTCTATTTCTTCAAGTTGTAATTCTTCCATACTTACCTACTTTATTATTTCGTACCTTCCGCCCGGATATACCTTTACTACTCTGCCGTTCTTATCCTTCATGACCCTGCCGCTCGCAGGAATATTATTCAATTGCGGATTAGTTCTGCGGCGTTGATCCGATATTACTTTGTTGCATAAATTCTGCGCCTGCTGCGCTGTCATTTCCTTACCCTGCTTATTTTCTAACTGCTCCGAATATTTGACAAAATCCACTATCATATTGTTTATAGCATTTGTCCTGTTTTCTTTTCCGGCATAGGCCTTTTCCGCAAAGTTATAAATAGCAAGATATGATTTGCTGTAGTTATCTTTCCCGGACATTTCGCCTTGCGGCATACCTAAAAAGTTTTTTCCCATTTTCCGAATCCGTTTTACTTTTGGCTCATTAATTTTAGACATGTAACTGGAATATTCTTTAGCGGTTAAATACTGCTTATTAGCCTCTACCGTATTTTGGAAAGAAATAATGTCCTTTAGTTCTGCCTCCGGGTCGATCTTCCCTTTTTTCGTAATCTGTCCTAACTCATTTGTGATATTGCTTAAAGCTGTATTCCTGCCTGCTTGATAGTCTTTTTTCTCTTTCCGCTTTTCACTGCTTACAGCTTGATTAACAAGTGAAGTTAAGGGCTTTCCGCCCATTGCCATGATTTTATTATTATCCGCAACGGCGTCGGATATAGTGTATTCACCGTTAGCAGACTTGATAATCGCGTTTGTTTTAACATCAAAAATAGACATCATATTGTCCATACGCTCTTGTTTTTCTTCCGCCCTTTGTACGGTTAAGGCCATATTCCTGTATTTGTGTTTTACTTCCGGGCTTAGATAAGAATCCAACGCACCGCTGTCAAGCGTTGCAATGCACTTCCCATGTTCGCTCCTGTCAAGCATACCTAACAGATACGCCTCCGCGATTCCGCTTTTTGCTTTTTCGATTTCCTCCGGGCCTTTAGCTCCGTAAGTGAAGTTTATTAAATCCCCAAAGTTCATTCCCGTATTATCGTCTTGAGTGTCCGCAAAACCCAATGCCTGCGAAATCCCGCTTATGTCCGTTGCCCCCGCCGCTATGTTATAAAGCTGCCCGAATATATTTTGAATTTTAACTTTCGAGTTTGCTGTGTCTTGAGCTAGATACCAACTATCAACCTCGCTCATTTTTCCGCGCATACTGTTTGTAAGGATCCCCACCATTTTACTTTTAACATTCTCGCTAATAGATGTATCGTCTTTGACTTGATTCAAAAAACCCTGACATTCCCCTTGTATTACATCCCTGCCGCTTTTTGGATCATTCACATACTGTTGCTTATTTTTTGTAATCATATCCCGCGTTTGGGTTTCAATGTCCATTGTCTTTTGGTAAGCGGTGAGAGTGTCGTTTATATCTTGAATTTTATCTCGGGAGGCCTTAACGTCTGCAGCTTTTTTCGCAGCAAGATTAAAGGCCCCGCCTGCCAATGTATCCGCGTCTTTTTTGATAATGCCCGCAAGCTCCGCGCCGGATGTATCTATAGCAGGCATTATCCCTAATGCTGACGCTAATTTATCTTGTACATAAGGATTTACTTTAGCCACTTTTTAACCTCCTACAAACTCGGCAATGTGCCGGAATATCCCGTTGACGACGAACCCGTGCTAAATATATTCGGTGTCCATCCGGTTAGATTATTTCCGCTGCTTGCCGTTTTACCTGCGGAACTCCACAACCCTTTTTGCGCCCCGCCTAAATAGGTAGAGGCTACTGTAGTTATTGCGTCTGCTGCTCCGCCGATTAATGCCGTTCTGCCGCTTTTAAACGACGCATTAGCTTCCGACGTGTATTTATTTACTTGCGCTGCACCCTGCGCCTTTAGAGCGTCTACTTCTTCCTGTCCTAAGGTCATAGTTTCATACAGAATCTCAAGCGGTGAGCCGGAACTCGTGTCCATACCGTTTTTACTCATAGCCATAACTTGACGGGCCGCCGCTTTATCTATTTCGCGTTGTTTCTGTTTTACTGCTAACTGATTTTCATACTGCGCGATTTGAGCCTGCCTCATATAAGCAATGCCTTGATCTGTTGCAGCGGAATTACTTTGTATCCCTTTTACTATTGACGCACCGGCTGATATGGCCGTAAATGCTACTAGCGCTCCTGTTGCCATTATTTTACCCTCGCCCACATGTTTATATCTTCACCTGCCAAACCGTATTTTCTTAAAGTCCCTTCTTTTTCGAAGTTAAGAAATTTCAGCCATCGGTTATGCAGCTTATCATCCGCCGCCTGTATTTGTACGCGCCCGTAATTATCAAACATACCGGAATTGTAAATAGCATGCTTTATACACCTCGCAAACGGTATCGGATATTGCGACAGATATTTTGACGGTAAAACAAATAACTCACATACTCCGGGCCACAAATCCAAACTTCCCATAATAGCAAGTATCCTGCCGTCATATACAATTGTCCCCGCTATCCGGCTTGTTTCCCAAATAGCCATAGCCCGTTTAAATTCCGGTCTTTCGCAAACTGTTTGCTTTTCATAGTCCCGGATTTCCATAACTTCTAAATGTTCTTTTTTAAAGGGAATTACTTTACTCATCTACTGTTTCCATAAATACATCTATCGCCTGTATAGTACAGGGTAAGGGACTATCCTGTACTACATACGCATATTTTCTGTTTTCCGTCCGGTCGTCGTAAATCTTATACTTTGAGCCGGAAAATAACGGCTGCGGTCTGTTTGTTCGACTTCCGACGTTTCTGAAATCAATCTTTGTAAGATTGTATAAATCCGTCCCAAACTTAACGCCTATTGTATTCAAAAATTCAAAAATAACTTTGTAAGCATTTCTCGGTTTATTCTGCGCACTGCCGGATGTTCCGCCTATATTAAGATTGGTACTCTTTAAAAGCCCCCTGTAGCCATACCCTACATGAACTACATCCGCCTGCGCTTTAAGTGTGATTTTGCCGTTACTTACAACGCAATCGGGATGTAGCGCCCCGTCAGTAACAACCTTGACGGTTTCCCCCTCAAGGTGATCTAATCCGCTTATATTCGCTGTAGTCAATGACCAACTTCCGGGCGCAAGGCTTGTTTTATCAAAGTCCTTTAAAATTTTGCACCTTACTTTTTTAGAGTTTACGAACTCCACTATTGAAGCTCTGCCGCTTCCTACCCCGCTATCATGAATGCGCCATATCTGACGATCCAAATCATCCGAATCGAATATAGCTACAGAGGATGTAAAGTAAGCTAACTTAACCCCGTTATCCATAGTAACTACATCCCCTATCGTTATAGTAGCATTATTATCAGTACCCGCTGTGCTGCCGTCGTATGTCAGACTGCTGTCTAAATGACATTCTAATTTTTGGCGCTCGAATAAATCGTTATTAAATTTTTCTAAATCGTCTTCCTTACCGTATTCGTCGGTATAAAAATCCTCCGGTGTCAAGAAATTTTCAAAGTCGGTAAGATATTCAACATACCGCCTTGTCTTTCCGTTAATCTTTCTTTCCACTATAAGCCATAATTGATCGTGGTTTACGTCGCGCGGCATTATTCCGCAGCTCAATACCTTTACGTTGTTTCCGCCGATTGTAAACCTCTGCCACCCGGATACTTCCTCTGTTTCATGGTACGTCAGGCCAATTAATTTCCCGTTTCGTTTTGGAATACAGATTAAATCCGGGCGCCCGTGCATATAAGCAATTTCACGACATCCGCCTAATGTTATCGTATCCGCTACCAAATTTTTATCGACGGATTTATACGAATCGTATACAAGGTCGTATTCCAAACATCTCAAAGTTAATGCACCTTTTTGGAAATAAAAAAGCATATTCCCTTTGGGGATAGGCTTAATTCCGGCACAGCCGTCGGAATCAATAGGCCTTGCAATTGGCAGCGTTTCAGCGCTAAATGCGTTATCATAACCGTCGGAGGGTACAATTCTCAATAGCCCGCTTTCCGTTCCCGCAAGAAAATATCTGTTATTTACAGCAAGCCACTTAATGACAATAACCTTACCGTTTGCTGCGGCAAGGTACATCTTTATTGCGTCATTTGCGAGTGTACCTGTTGTAAAGTCGTCATACCTTGACGCCCCTGATTCTGAATCCGGGCCGCGGCTCATAAGGATTAAATCCGGCTCATCTTCAAACCCGGCGTATATTAAACGCCCCGCTCCGTCGAAAGCAACGGCGCCCGGATATTTTCCGGCTCCTGTCATATAGTCGTTAGTTCTTGAAAATTCCTTAAACGTCCAATTCGTATGAGATGATCTCGTTAATTTTCTAGGTGCGTATTTCGGATGAACGATATACATAGTATCCGTGTTTTGCGTATAGTCTATCTTTTGAAGATAGTCCATAATCTCATCATCCGATAGATTACTTACATCCGTATAAGGCGTTGCGACTTCTACAATTTTATTTAATACTCCGCCGGAAGTATAAGCCGTACCCTCTGTACTTACAGCGTTTCCGTCATTGTCGTATAACGCGAATGTATCAGTAGTAACGCTTTTAACGATATAAGATTTTCCGTTAAGTGTTTCCATGCCCTTAACCGAATTGATAAAAACTTCATCCTCATTAGAAAAGCCATGACCCGCACAGGTAACTACCGCCGGACTCGCCGCCGTTATACCGGTAATACTTTTATCGGAATGTACTATAATTCCGTTATCCTTATAAAACCTAAAATAACCGGGAGTACACTCGATTAAATAAGCCTGCTTATCCGAAAATTGAAAAGGCAAAAACCTCGCTAAAGCATTGCGTCTTGTAGTGCAAACAAAATGGGTGCCGGTTCTAAACTTCACAGGCCCCGTAGTTTCAATGATGAAATTATCTAACCTCTCACATCCGTTAGAATATACCTTAATATCGCCCCTTGCTTGAACAGAGGGCGCTAACTCACCGCCTACAAAATTTCGTAATGTATCATTAACCAGAGGCATTACTGTCCTCCTCACTTACAAACTTTACAGGCCTTGAATAATCTATTCTGTCATAAGACGCACGTCTGCGGGCGCGTATATATTTCGATACCTGAATACGTTTAGGCGGCCGCTCTTGTCCGTCGATAGAAACAATTTTTGCTTCCTCCCGTTCAATCCACCCTAACAGTCTTTCGATTGTAGTCTGCTTCTGCGTAAATCTGTATGCCATATTAACGGCTAAATGCAAGGATAACAGCTTAACAAAGCCGCTATCATACTTTGTTACATCCGTTACTCTTGCTATGTACTTCAATTCAATGGACGGCGCATTGTCGTTATTAAGCAAAATATACCCGTTTGCGTCGTCGAATTTAAGCCTGTTAAAATCCTCCCGCCCGTTAATAGCAAGCAGGCGTATAAAGTCCGACGGGATTTTATATGCGTCTGTAAAGTCAAAAGCCGGTGTACCTTGTACATCACGCGGGATTTCTTTTCTGACTACGGCAAAATTCCAAACATATTGACGCAGCAAATAATCAAGGGTATCATAGTACCAACGGGCGCATATCTGTTCGTTTTCCGTTGCCGGTGTTTCGATATTACCTACATCCGCCCGCTGTCCTAATAAGTCGAGTGCCTTGTTACATATATCAATAGGAGTTCTTGCCATATAGTCTTTTCCTCTTTTAAAAAAGGCGCGCTCTTTTTTTGCGCGCCTTTTTCCTACCCCAAATCTACTGTTTATCAGCCTTGAACGAATGTAGCAATTACTACTGCTGTTCCCGCTGCCGTAGCCGCAGCGTTAGCCTTTAGCCCGATTTCGTAACCGCAGTCCTTATCGGATTCCGTATGTCCTGCGAGTTCGTATATCTTTTTGCCGAGTGTATCAGTAGTCAATGCGGATAAGCCGTTTAAAGGCTTATCAATTGTTGTAGCCGTTGCTAAAGTCAAGCCGTCTGCCAAGACATCTGCGTCAATGACCTCGCCCTTACTTCCCTTATAGATACCTAAATCGTAATCGGTTCCGCCGGTAATTGCGTCGGTTATGATTTTAATATCAACCGGCACTAAGTTTGCTCCGACTTCAAAAAGTCTGTAAATAGCGTCTGCGCCGTCATCCGCTTTAACATTAACCTTTGCTATCGCCGTTACAAGTTTACTCCCGGCGATATTCAAGGCCTCGCACCTTTTTCCTTCTTCTACATTTTCGTTTGCATATTTATCAACTGCCATGTCTTTATTCTCCATTTATTTGCAAAGCGGCCGCTATTACACGGTCGCCGTTGTTGTAACTTTCTGAATGAGAGTACCTTCTGTACGAATAGCGCCCATTTCAACCACCATCTGAATCTGAGAAGTTTCGATATAATCTTTTCTTTCATCAATGCTTAGTTTTGGTTGGAGGCTGATTCCTACAGCAATACCTCTTGTCGACGCAGCGACGCATGATCTGATATTAGAGCTGTCAACTTCTAACATTGGGTTCTTCGTTTTTCCTGCGTACTTAATCAGATCAAAACCCGCCGCCTTAGTAATGACGCCTTGATCTATAACATACTGGTGAGAGTAATCACCGGAAACTAACTTAGTTTCAGACATCAAGTCAGTATGCTCATCACCGGCAATTGCCAAGAAGAAAGTTTCCGGCATATCATTACCTACATCGGCGTCAATAAAATTCTGTCTAATTTCAAGCAATTTGTCATAGGTCAAACCGCTTGTAGCGTCAACAACTTTAACGCCGTCATCTGTTGCTGTTACTTCCTTATCAAAATCGCGTCCTGTCCATACCGGCGCAAATGCTGCCTCTAATGCCAAGCGGTCGAATCTTCTTTCGATACCCATGACAATAGCCTGCGCGTATTTATTTTTCGGATCGGTCAACATACCGCGTACATCCGCCGCGTCAATAGGAATTGTAACCTCAAATCTTCTGCGCGGAATCTTGCGTCTTAAATGTTCAATATCCGTAAACATTACCGGTTGAATACGCCCTTTTACTTCTCTCGCTTCAACTGTTCCTATACCGTCATAAGCAGCCTGATCGCCTGATAAAGGTACGATTTCAACGTAAGGTCTTAAACGCGCCTTACACTGTTGTGCCTGTAAATGAACGGTATCCATAAATTGCGTAATTAACGCATTATCAATACTTTGTCCCATGTTCTTTACCTCTTATTTTTGTGTTCGACAATTTCGGTAAACGCTACCCGCACAACGGACGTAACCTGTATTTTACGAAAATACTTAACAGATATTCTTAATATCATCAAGCGGATCTATAAGACTGCCCGCTAATTTCATTATTTACTTTTTTTCATAAAAGTGCAATACTTTGTAACGTTTTAATTAGTTTCCCTAATATCCCTTAATTAGCGTAAAGGCGGGATATTTTCCCGCCGTAAAAACACACTATTTAAAGTTTTTGTATATGTCCTCAACCTTTTGTTTCTGTAATGAATAGTTTGGATCAAAAGGACTCATTGAATGGAGCTTAGCGAGTTCCTTTTGCGCCTCCTCCCTTAAACTTTCTTTAGATGAACCAGACGCACCGCCTTGCAATACCGTTAAATCATCAGCGGATATATACTTATCCGAAACCCCTTTTAACACGCTTGCCATAATAATAAGATTCTTATTGTCCATTGTTTCAAGCGCCGGTTTTAATTCAGGCGGTGTAAATTCGGTAATTAAGGACTTTGCCACGTTCTGCACTTTTTCCCTGTCAGCTCCCCATGTCTTATTTGCGAGTTCCTCAAATTCCGCGTCAGATATTTGCATGGCTTTTTGCTGCTCCGCTACTTTGTCCATAATATCCTTATGCGTTTCAATCATGAGTTTGTCATACCCGTCATTAAGAATTTTAGCCTGCTGCGGTGTTAGTCCGGCGTCATAAAACATTTGCTTAACCTTAACATCCATATCGTCGTTATGCAAGGCTTTATACTCCTCCGGCAATCCTTCTTTTGAGATAGTATAAACGTCGGGACTTCCTACCCCGATTCTGTTACGATACTCATCCCAGTCTTTGGTAGTCGCATTTTCACCCGGAACAAACGACTTTTTACCAATTAAAGATTCCATATTATCTATTTTCTCAAACATTTTTTCAGGGCTTGTTAATTCCTGCATAAATCCTTTATCCGCATAATTTTTCCCGTAAGTAGTTTTAAACTCCTCAAAGTTAAAATCAGACGAACCTGTATCAGATGAACCCGTATCAGATGTCCCGTTTCCTCCTCCTATACTTCCGCCTAATGCCGCATTTAAGGCACCGCCTTCCATTACGCCCGTACTCCCGCCCTCCGGGCCTTCCGCAAAATAACAAGGGCCGATTACTGTCATAAGTCTTTTTTTAAGCATTTGTTTCCTCCTCTAATTCGATTTTTCGCAAATTCTCTTTACTCAATAACTTGCGTATTCTTATGTACACATCTTTTCTCGCTTCGTTATAAACCGAACCGACTGTATTTATTTCAAAGGTTTGCGGATTCATAACTAATGAAGTTTGCCCAAACCCGCAATCACGCATTAGGTATCTCAAAACCATTAACCCCGCCGGCGTTTCTGCCGTTGTATTAAAGGCTCTTTTAAGTTTTTCATTGGCCGCATGGGCTTTTTTAGTTTGTTCGTCTTTTGCCATATTATACCGCTTCTTTCTGTTGCATAGCGTTCATTTGCGCCACATTACGCCCTATTTCGCTCTGCTGCCTTGCCTGTTCTATTTGTGCTGCCTGCTCCAACTGTTTTGCTCTTGCGTCCCTAATATTCTTAACGGCTACACTGGATTTAATCAATTCCATAGGCGCGCCGCTTAATTTTGCTACTCTGCTCACTAAAGCGTCAAAATCTATGTTATCGAGTATTTCCGAGTTTATCGGCGCAATACCTGCCGCAAAATTCGCGGTTTCCATAATCCCCCTTAACTCCTCTGATTGCATTGTTCTTTTTGCAGGGGATAAGTATGTAAGTTCGTAAATGTCCTCGCCTCTTATCATTCGTTGCACAATTTCATCCGGGATGTACATGGGTTCAATCCCCTTAGCCATTAGTTCCGCCTCCTCTTTACTGCCGGCTACAACTCCCAAACGTCCTCTTTTCATGAGGATATTAAAAGTCCTGTTTATCATCGGGGTAATAACTTCATTCTCCTGTCTTGAATAAAAAGCCCCCAAAGACTGGCCGCGTAAAGCATTTCGTAATTGCGCCTCGCCTAATGTCATACGCTGTTCATTATTAAAGTCCAAAAGCCTGTCAAGATAGAAATGGTTGTTAATATCCTCTTTAAGCGTATCAATATGCGTATAAGAACTTTGCAGCTCACCAACTGTATACAGCGGTTCTATCGGCTTTCCTGCGTTCAAACGTCCCGTAACGGAAAAGACATTAACAGATCCGGCGGAAGTGTCAATATTACCGCCGCCTAATGCTCCGTCATCATACACCGCCAAAGGCGGATCTAATTGCTTTTCTGTAGCAATAGATATAGCTTCTCTTACCGCGTTGATTTCTAATATATCAGCCATTGCCACCATAGCGGGGGAACGCCCGTAAATCTCGCCCGGAACTTTGGAAAACCTGCCGACAAATACCGGCATTTCTTCAATACCGCTTTCCTTAATGATTTTTTTAGTGCTGAGTGCAATATGAATTGACGCTACAGGCATATCTTTAGTACCCTTTTTACCCGGATTTCTTTCCAGTCGCGGCTCTATAACATGCAGGATTTTCAATTTATTTTCTACATGTCCGTTATCGTAATCTTTCCTTGCAGGGGCCGGCAGATTCTCATATCCGTAAACCCTTACCGCATTTCTGACTGTCATTTCAACTTCTGAAAATATCGTATCAATAAAACCGTCCGGGCCTTCATCTACGTACATGTTCTTTATACCCCATGCCTTATAACGCACAGGTACCGTATTATCTTCCTCTTTTTCCTCCACATAAACGCCGCTTATACCGAATGCACCTTGATCCGTCATGTACTCGTCTAAAGCTGTCTGCAATCCGGCACGGGTATTATCCATAACTGAATACATTTGGGCATTAACATACGCAAAATATTTCTTTATTTCCTCCGTGTCAGCCATATCCCAAGTACGCCCCACACTAAAAGTACGCGGACCATTAGGCCAAATATTATTAACCATAACGTTCGCCATAATTCCGTTAGCGCGTTGCGCAGTGTTGTCAAAAATATCCTCATCCGCAAAAATCCCCGCATTAGGTACGCCATGACCGTCAAACTTTCTGTTATACACATATTCGCTGATAAGGTCGTACAAAGCATTAAGACTGGACTTATTGCTTTTTAATTTGTTAAATCTTTGTATTATGTTATCTACCCTTGTATTAGCCATAACGCACCTCCCTCCTGTATCTTAACTTGCTAACAATGACCTGCGGCCAACCGTCGCATTTCCGAGTACACCGCTGCTCGAATCCGTACCATATAATGCTAAAGAACGCCGCGCCGTACTTGAACTGGTACCCGAGCTTTCCGTACTTGCCGTTTCGCTTGTGGAACTCGTTGAACTATTCGACGTACTCGCGGCTAAGGCGCTTGCGGCTTTTTTAGCCCC